CATATAATGCTCAATGAACTTAGCTGTGCAGTTATTCACCATGGTTTTGTCCATGCCCTTTTTTCGGCCAAGTTCGTAATGTTCTGGCTTTGGAAAAAAAGAAAATGAAATGAGAGAGAGAGAAGCGCGCTTGCGCGCATTACTCTTCTGCTCTTTTACTTTTCTCTTACTCTTTTCTTCCTTATATAGGGGTGACCCGTGGGTCACGGTTGGGGTGTCGCCAGGGTCACTGTCTTTTGGAAAAAGGGTGACCCGTGGGTCACGGTGACCTTCCTGACACGGTGACCCTAGGGTCACTGTCTTTTGTTTCTTATTGGAGATGTTTTGGATGAATTCAGGATGAATTTGGTAGTGATTTTTGTATGAAGTTTTTTTAAGGAGGATATTATTTGCAACAAATTTATTCATAAATTTAATAGCATGCCTAACGCTAATCTTTCCCATTTGGGCTAGTTTTGGGTAAGAATGATACCATTCTTCTTTATTGCCAATGGCATTAACTATTTTGATTAACAGGATTTGTTCGCGAGCAGTAAGGAAGGAATAGCAATCATTCTCACTGTGGAGATGATTAATTAAGTCGAAAATATAGGACATTTAGGCGCCTTCTTAAAAAAAGATTTAAAAAGAAGTTGCCTTGCAGACACAACGAAATTACAATCCGGTTTGTTCTAAGTCGGTAACCAATCCCGTCGGGTCTGCCGCTCTCCTTAAGTGTTTCTAACGCACTTAAGGGGGCGTGGCAACTTCTGGATCCAATATACCGCACTTGTTACAACTATCAATACTCCAACAAAAATAAAAAAAGGATAATATAATGCTCAACTTACATCCCATTCCCGAAGAAAAGTCCTCCGATATTTTAGCTGAAAAAACTCCTGAATTAGTTCCTCAACCTTCACCACAAATCTACATTCCCAGCATGTTTAAATATCCTTATCAACAACGCATGGATAAAGTAATTTCAATTATTAAGATTTCTGAATCGCGCTCTATCAAAAAACATTTGCTAGAGGAGTTTGTAAGAGAGGAATGGTATTTGATGGAGGGAGTGCATCCTAATCGAGGATATGCTTTATATGCAGCGCGAAAAGAATTAGCGGAGATTGAATTGCTGGAAGCAAATGAAGAACTTCTAGATTTAATGGACATCCCTGAAGATGAAATAACCGAAGAAAACTTTTCAATTAAAAATAATTAATAAAGGAAAATAAAAATGATTAACTACAAAACCCCATCCCTAGCAGCTCAAATTAGAAAAGAAGCGCAAAAGAATCTTACCGATATGTTCAAATATCCCTATGCTGAACGAATAGAAAGAGTTCGAGATATTTCGAGAATGAATAATACGAGTGAGAAAAAGAGAATGCTTGAAAACTTTATCTGCCAAGAACTTTATTTGCAAAAAGATGACGCACTTAAAAATCGAGGACCCCTTCTAATAGCTCAAGATGAATTAGAAAAGATAAACGCAAGACCTATGGAAGTTCAACTAGAAGATTATAACGCTTACATAGCTTAATTAATTTGGTTAAAACTGCCACGGAAGGCACCCTACGACCATTCTCGTAAGAACTAATGCTAGGACTGCTCTTACTGTTATTCCTTCCATATGAAATCCTAAGCCCTAATTCCTGGGCTAATTCAATTTGAGTCATGTCTAATAGCTTTCTAATCTCTTTAATCTTTTCATTCAACGGCATTTCGCTACCTTTATTTGAAATAAATACTTGACTCAGAGTAAAGTATTATATATATTTAACCTGAAGTCAATGTTATTGTTCAGATGTTTTACTGACTTTGTGTAAAGTTACCATAAATCAATAATAAGGAGAATAAAAATGGACAGTAAAGAAGCTAGAGAAATGTTTCCGTTTGGTAATGTTGAAAATCAAAGTGAAGAATGGAAAGAAATGGCGGCTCAAATAAAAAAAGAAAATTCAGAAAGATATAAACTGACTATAACGGCCATTGATAATTTAGCTGAATTGGAAGAAGAATTATTGGAAATTTCTTCGCGAAGCATAAAACTCATTACTGAAGTTAGGGAATGTATTGGTATTATTAGACGTACTCAAGATTTAAAATAAAAGGAATTAATCATGCATAAGAAAATTATATCGAAGATTAGAGTTGAGACTGCAAAGATGTTCACAGAATCAAAAGACATTCATCATTATCTGGATAGCTTGTTGACAGAGATAAATATTTTGAAGAAGACCTACAAAGAATTTGATAAAGAACGTCGCCAAATAAAAGAAGAAAGATTTAAGAGTCAGTTGATTCAAGAATGCATGCAATGGTGGGAGCATCGAGCTAAACAAGATGGCACTCCTTCTCCTAGATTAGATTTATATTCACATTGGTTAGAAGCGCACACAGAGGAGATTAGTCATGGCTCTTAGAGGCAAGCGGCCAGACGAAATTAAGAAGAGGTTAAAGGCTCTTTTTTATGGAGCAGCTGGTGTTGGTAAAACGACAGCTGCAATTCAATTCCCAAATCCTTATTTAATAGATACGGAAAAGGGCGCTGAGAATGCTCAATACATTCGAATATTAAATCAGAATAATGGCGCCTTATTTCAAACGGGGGACTTTGATGAATTGATTCATGAAGTGAAGGCATTGTTGACAGAGAGGCATGATTACAAGACTTTAATTATAGATCCATTGACTACCCTCTACAATGATTTGCTAGATAAGTCTGCGCTGAAGAATGGGACTGATTTTGGCCGTCATTATTCAGATGCTAATAAACAAATAAAACATTTATTAAGTTTGTTGCTTCGTCTAGACATGAATATAATCATTACTTCTCATTCAAAGAATGAATACGGCCAGAACATGGCTGTGTTGGGTCAGACTTTTGATTGCTATAAGAAGCTAGATTATCTTTTCGACCTTGTATTTGAGATTCAAAAGAGAGGAAAGGAGCGGTTTGCTCTCGTAAAGAAATCCCGCATTGAAACCTTCCCTGATGGTGAAGTCTTTCCATTTAGTTACGAGTCAATGGCTAAGATGTATGGGCGAGATATTCTAGAGAAAGAGTCTGAAATTGAGGTGCTTGCGTCCAAAGAAGAGATTGAAGAGTTAGAGCATTTAATTGAATTGCTCAAAGTTCCAGAAGATGTGTTTATGAAATGGTTGGATAAAGCTGGCGCTCAATCATTTGGCGAAATGGGTCAAGATTCAATTAAGAAGTGCATTGCATTTTTAAATGCAAAGATTAAAAAAAAAGTTGAAATAAAAGTTAACTTACCTGAGGTTTTTTCAGAGGAAGAAGTTAAGGCAATCGCTGAAGATGGAATATTACGATCTATTGAAGACAATTAAGGGGAAAAAGAGTGAGAACAAATCCGAAGAGTGACGAAGAATTAGTAGATATCTGGGATATTGGGCAATATCAATTTGAAGTGGCTAATGCTGAAGAAACTACCTCAAAGAATGGCAATGAGATGATTAAGCTCACCATTAAAGTTTGGGATAGATTAGGTAAAACCAGAACCATCTTTGATTATCTATTGGAGTCTCCTTTGCCTGCAGCTGCTAAGCTCAAAGCTTTCTGCAAGATTACAGGGCTTCTTGAAAAATATGAGGCTGGTAATATCACTGCTGATGATTGCATCGGGAAAGGTGGTATTTTGGCACTAGGTATTGAGACTGACGATAGTGGAAAGTACGGACCTAAGAATAAGATTAATGGTTACAAGGAATCATTGCCAGAAGGCGCTAAGACCCCTGAAAAGCCTTTTGATGATGATATTCCGTTTTAAATAGGAATAAAAATAATGGATGAGAAGCATGAATTAAAGCCCTCTTTTGACATGTATGCGAGGCATGTAGATGATGTGGTAAGTTATATTAGGACTATGAAAAAACTAGGCGCCAGTGAAAATATTGGAGAAGGCTTGTATTTATATATCACTCATTTAAGTGCATCCACAATTTTATCCTTTATGGGTGACCAAAATGATAGTGCTATAGATGATGTTCTGAGGGCTTACGTCAATGCAGTTAAGACATTGATGTTAGACCGGGAAGATGCGGCCGAAAGAATACCCATCGACATAAGCGCCATGAACTCTTAAATAATAGGAATAAAAATAATAATGAAAATATTAAGAACAAAAGCGATGTTAGAGAAGTTAGGTGGTATAAGTAGAGCGACTCTTTGGAGATGGAGTCATACCGAACATTTCCCAAGGAAGATTCAATTGAGTGACCAAATAGTTGGATGGTGCGAGACAGACGTAAATGAATGGATTGAAAAAAAACAAAAAAAGGAGATATAAATGAAGAAGACTTATGAGATGTATGAAAAGCATCTCGATGATATTTTTAATTTTATGAAAGAGAATGAAGAAAAATTAGAAACAAAAGTTAGAAATCATGAATTGTTTAAATATTTATGCACATTAAACGCGTCTGCTATTTTGATTTTATATCAAAATATTTCACCAACTTTAGAAAGTATCGATTCGCTTTTAGAAGCATTTGTTAAAGATATAAAATATTCACTTTTGATAAAATATGCTATGGATGGACAACAAATAAAGGAGCTATAAAATGAGTATCAAGTATATAATCACAGAATTATTAACCACGGTGGCATTTGTTGCCAGCGTTTATTTATTAGGAGCTTTATTATGGTCGATATCATAGGTACTGTTGAAACAGATTTAAAAACGAAGATTGAAAGTTTAATGGGAAGCATTTCGCCTCTTATTACAGCTCAACAAGGCGATCCTGATTTCTTGAATATTGTGTGTAATGCACTCTCTGGAATCTTGGTTCAATTAGAAACAAGTATGTTGGCAAATTCAGGAACTGGAGAAGTGGGTAGCATTATCATGCGTATTGCTCAGTTCGCTATTAACAATACCTGGAATAGCGTACAAAAGAGCATGGGCGTAACACCTGAAACACCCGCTGAGATTGCTGCTAATACCGCTGCAAACGCTGCTCCTGTGGTAGAAACGGCGCCTGCAACTCCTGTAGCAACTTCGTAATCGTTTTGGGCCATAGTTCAAGTGTAGAACATCATTGAGATTAATCCCCTCCGAGGATTTCAGTGAAGATGAAAAGGTGAACACTTTTCTGGCCCACCTTATCAGGAAATAAAATAATGAATTTAGAATGGGAAAATTTACATGAAAGTAATGCGTATGAAGGAACAATATCTACTATAGATACACAAAGATGTCCTGTTTACGGAGGATGGCTCGTTCGATGCACTTCTGAATCAGCTTCCGCAGATGGCGCCCCGGACTCGGTATCTCTAGTCTTTGTTCCGGACCACCATCATGTTTGGAAATAATTAAACTGGCGTCAAATTTCCTGAACTATTGATTACTATAAAGATAGTATTGGCTGTAGTGCACAGAAGATATACACAATCCCCTCGAGCAGTAGAAGATAAAGAACCTCCAGATCCTAATGTGGTTAATGAAGTTCCATTCCTTATTTGTTGTCCAGTTCCTTGGGTTATTGTCCATCCACCAGCAGATGAGCCGACAACCGCACATACATCACCAGCAGCAATTGTCGTAGGCAACGTAAAGGTTGTTAGGCCTGCATTCTCTGTCCAATTACCATTGGCTGCCGCAAGCGCGTGTGAAGTTCCTGCAATGCCACTCCAAACAAATGTAGTTGCGGATGGGGATATTCCTGAGTCAATAATTGTTCCCAATACGTCACTAAACACCGGCAAATGTCCTATTACTACGGAACCGCTTACTGCTGAAACATGGGATGTAGTGCTACTTGGGGCCGTTCCTGAATCTGAAATTGTTCCTAAGATATCACTAAAAATAGGAATATTTCCAACGGCTGTAGAGCTAAATACTGATGCAACTCGTGCCTTAGTGTTATCAGATGGAGTAACACCGCTATTAATTAGAGTGCCATTAACATCAGAAAATGCAGCTAAGTCTCCGATTGCTGTTGAGCCATTAATAGATACTAATGCGGGCTTCGTATTATCTGAAACATTTTTATGAGCGGCATTTCCAAGAACGCCCCCGTCAGAAACGGCGCCTTCCATGGTAGCAAATACTGCGATATGGCTTGGGGTTACTGGGCCAATAACATTTCCATTAGTGGAATCAGGAACCAAAGTAATTTGGTTGTCATTCAGATCTAAATTGCAAAGTAGTGTCATCCATTGAAGTGGAGTTACATCAGGAGCAGGACAAGTTACCCATACAATATCTTGGGGACCAAAAGTAAAACCTTGGGCTTTTAAATAATAAATATAGTTAGGTGTCGTGAAAGTAGCCAAATCATCGGTAGTAGTTATATAAGTAACTTGAGGAGAAACTTCTCCTGTTTGGGGATTAACTTGTACGGTTCCGGTTAATGTTTGTGAAACTGACTTAATGGGCATTGTAAAACTCCTATTATGGAAAAGTTAAATGGTTAAAATTTTATGTAATTAAAGAACCCTCAAACCAGCAACCATATAATTGAACGTCGGCTGGCCCAGTATTAACAAATAGCACGGCAACGGTATCTCCGGCTGAAAGTGAGTATAAAATAGCATTTGAAGATGTAAGAAATTCAGACCCCGATTGGATTGTATAAACCTGATTTTGTGTATTAACCGCCGTTGAATTATTTATAATAAATGAAGTTTGCACATAAAATTCAATAGGAGGACTTCCGGGCGTTATTCCAATATTTAGTGTGTAAGTCATTCTGTAAATACCGCCCCTTCCTGCTGGGACTGTATATCTTGCATTGATGTTGCTATATCCAGATGCATTATCTAATACGATTGTTGTGCAAATTAGCTGAGTATTATGGGTTGCAAGAACTGTAATGGGAGCTCCGGCATTATTTAAGGCGGCAAAATAAGTGGGGACAAGTAGAACCCCTGAATCTTGAATAGATCCAACAATATCAGAAAATATTGCAACATTACCAACAACAGTAGCTCCCGAAACAGAAGCTAATTTAGCAAATCCAGCATCACTAGGACTTATTCCAACATCTTGTATGGTACCGCTAGTATCATAGAACACAGGAATACGATTAACGACAACTGGATTTACAACAGAAGCTACTTTTGATAAGGCAGTACTTGATGGGCTCGTTCCACTATCATGTAATGTTCCATTTGTTGCCACAAATGTTGGAAAGTTTCCACTTACAACAGGTGCAGCAGTTAAGGAGGTTACTTTTGGTTGAGAACTATCAGTTGGACTTATTCCACTATCTTGAATCGTTCCAGTAGTAGCGCTAAACGTTGCGATATCTCCGACAATAACTGGAGCTGAGTTTAATGAAACTAATTTTGCCCTTGTTGGGTCTGTAGGCGTAAGCCCAGAATCTTGTATGCTTCCAGCCACATCTTGAAAAGATGCAAAATGACCAACAATGCCGGCTCCGGAAACAGAAGCTAAAAAGGGAAAGAGAGGATTGCTTGGCTCTATATTTACATCTGCAAGAGTGCCATCTATATCAGAGAATAAAGGGATATGATTAACCATTACAGGCGTTACAACGGAGGCTACTTTAGATAGACCAGAGTCCGACGGACTTATTCCAGAATCGTGTATAGTTCCGTTAGTTGCGCTAAATGTTGAAAAATTTCCAACTACAACGGGAGTTGAATCTAGAGAAACTAATTTAGTCTTCGTTATATCTGTAGCGGTAATTCCTAAATCTATAACAGTTCCAGAAACATCTTCAAAAAATGGAATATTATGAATGGTTGCTAAACCATCCATAGCTACCAATACGAGCTGAGTTGGATCTGAAGGGCTCAAACCTGAATCCACCACAGTCCCATTCGTAGCGCTAAATTTCGGAAAATTTCCCACAATTACAGGCGCTGCATTTAGAGATACTAATTTATGTTTCGTTCCATCTGTTGGGCTTAATCCAGTATCTCCAATAGTTCCGCTTGTCGCAGTAAAAGTTGGGATATCTCCAAAAACAACAGGCGCTGAATCTAGTGATACTACTAAAGGCTTCGTGGGGTCTGTAGGGCGTATGCCAGTACTCGCCACTGCCTGAATTGTTCCCCTTGTGTCAGTAAATAATGCAAAAGTACCCACTACCGTAGGCCCCTGAACAGAAGCTACAAAGGGGAATGAAATATTAGTAGGAGATATATTTAAGTCTTGAATAGTGCCGTTAGCGTCCCCGAACATTGCAAAATGGCCTATGACCGAAAGACCCGCTACAGATGCAACTGTAGTTAATGCAGGATTAGAAGGCCTAATAAACGAATCTTTTATAGTTCCTACCGTGTCAGCAAATAATGCAATGTTATTTATAGAGCTTGTACCTTGGAAAGATACAACTTTATTTAGAGCGGCGTTTGTAGGAGAGATATTAATATCTTGAATAGTTCCATTTGTATCAGCAAACAGAGCAATATGATTTACTATCGTTGGAACAATAACAGATGCAACCGTGGGTAATGAAGGGTCTGATGGTGAAATTCCACCCGAACTAAGACTTCCAGCTGTATCATCAAAAATCGCAATAGCACCAGAAATCACAGGAGCCTGAACAGTAACAGCAGTTCCCAATGAAGCATTACTAAATTTAACTCCGCTATCCTGAATCGTTCCATTAATATCTCGAAAATACGGAATATCATGGACGACCGATGGATTGAAAATAGAAACAACTAAGGGTTGAGAATTATCAGTTACATTCTTTAAGGATGCCTGTCCTTGCAAACCACCATCTTTAATGGTTCCCTCATTATCCGAAAAAATAGCAAAATGATTAGGAAATACAGGAAGAACTACCGATGTTCCTGCGGAAAATAAATACAGCGTTATAGTAATACCATTATCTGTAAATACCGGCCTAAAAATATTAAAATTTACATCTTGATAAGATATAAAGAAAACATCAGTAGGTAAAAATTGATATGCATAAACCGAGCTCAAAGAATTATTAATTAGATAATTTGGCTCTAAAATATCAGCTATATCATCAGTAGATTCGACATAAACAATACGAGGAACAATGCCCTGAAAACCAGTAACATTAAAAACTAAACTTATAATTGGCATAAATGTTCCTCGTTAATTTATTACTTATTACCGCGTCTTTCACGTTCTTGAAGTTTACCAGGCGAATTATCTTCACGATTCTTCTTTCCATGGTCCATATAATCATCAGAAACTGCCGAAGGGCCAGATTTATTTTCTTCATGAATTAACCTATCCATTCCTGAAAAACTCTCTTTCTTAAGTTTCATAAATCACCTCTACTATTTACAGTCTTTCATTTTCTTCATGCCTTTGTTTTTCATAGGTGCAGACTTAGAAGAACCTTTAGAATTTTCTTTCTTCTCTACAGCTTTAGGGCTTCCGCCAACTTTCTTTTTCATGACAAATCTCCAGTTAAATTAAAAAATAAATAATACAATCAATTCTTACACAAACGCGCCTGTAGTTACATTTATTACATAATATGAAATTGCCCATGGAGTGGAAGCGCCAGGAGTTCCAGCAAAAGGCGCCGATGCTTGCGTAATAACTACAGCACCATTCACCATATTTGTATAAGTACTAATACCGGCCGTTACAAAAGGACCAAAAAATGCCATTTCAGATGTCCCACCCGTAAAAAAAGTACTGGACAGAGTAGTAGTCATATAATTTCCGGCAGTCGATCCAATTTGAATATTTAGATTACCGCCGCCCGTATAGGTAGGAGCACTACATGGCCCTATGGATGCCCACTGCGGAACAATGATTAAATTAGCACCCTGGGCAGCGATTAAGGTAAACCCACTCGCCCAAAATGACGTAACATTGGTATCAGTAAACACACCATGAGCAGTATGTAATATTGAGCTAGCAGAAGCCCATGAGCCATCCCCTCTTAAGAAATTAGAGCTAGAAGGTGAGCCAGAACCTAATGAGCCTGCAGTCCAATAAGTGCTTGCTGGTAGAATGGCTTGATTGCCTGCTGTTGCAGTAGCCGCACCTAATGCAATAGCGCCTGAAAAACCACCATCCGATGCCCCATGACCAATAACAATAGAGCCTGAACCGGTATTAACTGGAGCATTACCAATGGCAATGCCATTAGCGCCTTGTACCGATTGAGCCGCCAAATATCCAATGGCAACAGAATTAGCCCCTTGCGTGGTTTGACCTGCTTGATAACCAATGGCAACAGATTGAATCCCTTGTGTCCCACTAGCGGCTCCATAACCAATCGCAACGCCTTGAGCGCCTTGAGATGTAGTTCCTGCCCCTTGGCCAATCGCAACGGCTTGGGTCGCTTGGGATGTAGTGCCTGCATTGTAGCCAATGGCAACACTATTAGCCCCTTGAGTCGTGGTGCCTGAACCAGGACCAATCGCAACGCTATTAGCTGACTGCGTGGTTTGACCTGCTTGATAACCAATGGCAACACTTTGCGTGGCTTGGGATGCATTACCCGCTAAATAACCAATGGCAACGCTTTGTGTCGCTTGTGATGTAGTTCCTGCTGACTGACCAATAGCAACACTACTAGCTGCCTGAGTGGTTTGACCTGAATCAGTACCAATAGCAACGCTAAAAGCTCCCTGAGTGGTTTGACCTGCGCCAGTACCAATAGCAACGGCATCGGTGGATTGTGAAGTAGTAGCTGTATTGTATCCAATAGCAACGCTATTAGCGGCCTGATTCGTTGTACCCGCGCTAGTTCCAATGGCGACCGAATTAGTTGCTTGCGTGTTTTGACCTGCTTGATAACCAATCGCAATGCTAGTATCTGCCTGAGTCGAGTTACCCGCATTATTTCCAATGGCAACGCTATTACCGCCTTGTGATGTTCCGCCTGCACTGTAGCCGATAGCAACACTATAAGTTCCTTGTGCCGAATAAGCCGCGCTATCACCAATCGCAACGCTTTCGGTTCCTTGAGATATGTAACCCGCCTGAAAACCAACCCCAACAGAATTAGCGCCTTGTGATGTGCCGCCTACTCCACAACCAACAGCAACTGAGCCGTCGCCTTGTGATGTGCCACCTGCTTGATAACCAATAGCAACACTTTGAGTTCCCTGGGACACGTAACCTGCATAAGCACCCACAGCAACACTTTGACTTTGTTGTGTCGTTTCGCCCGCATTAAGACCAATAGCAATGGAATTTCCACCCTGACTCGTTTGACCCGCTAACCAACCAATAGCAACACTATGAACACCTTGGGATGTTAGGCCTGCTCCGTCACCAATCGCTACCGCTTCAGTTCCTTGCGAAGTAGGTGCGGTCGTGGATGTAATATAAATCGCATTGTTACTACCATTAGGAATAATCGTAGGATATGAAACACCAAGAATCGGGGAGCCATTGACTTCAAATACACCTGTGCCCTTAGTTATTACGTTTACACTGATATTTGTATCTGAACCAATGGCCTGTAATACCACAGGAGTACCCGTTGCAGAATTAATTATCTCAAGATTGTTAACCCCACTTGCGACAGGCGATAAAATCAGCATGGTGCCATCAGAGTTGCTGGTAAAATCAATAATCCCTAATGCTTTAGTTTGGAGGGTCATGCCAACATTTGTATCTGAGCCCGCAGCATTAAGAATTGGTTCATTAGTAGTGGGGGCGCCGCTAATTTGCAAATGATTGACTACCGGAGATCCTCCCGCAATAACAACAAATTCCAAGCCCGATGAAGAGTTAAACCTTGTTGAGGTTGGGTTGCTAAAATCAACGCTCACAGTAGTTGCGTCGTTTGCTATAAGATGCCGATTGTTTCCATCAATGGAACCGGGAATCAAATTGTTAAAACTATTGTTCGTAGTCATGTATATATCCTCGTTAAATTAAAAATTCGTCTATGGAGCTTCATAAAGCTCTATTGTTACATTAGAAGGTAAAAATCCTGTCATTGTCATATATCCAGTACCAGTAGATGTTAAAGATATAGAACTATTGTTCTGCGCATTTTGAATAGAACTGGCTACTTGGATACCTGTCTTTTCAAAAGGTATTGCATAATAATATGTACCAGCAACTATGCCTCCAGGAAGCGTACCAGTAGAAGTAAAAGTAAAGGCATCACCTGAAGATACCAAATCATGTAGATTTGTTGTAACAATGGAATTTTGGCCAACATTAATGCTATCGGGTAGATATATAACATTTGAATATCCCGCAGGCTGAAAGCTGATTATATCCCCAGCTTTAACTACTCTCTTTTTTGGATTTAAAACAGTATTTGTTTGTAAAAAACTATTTCCAACAGGAATAGTAATATCGCCATCAAAACTTACATAAATATCACTACTGTTTGTAATATACATTTCCCAATTTTTAAATTGAGGACTTGAATTTCCTGGAATAGTTAAACTCTGAGAACCAATAGCTAATACGGCAGAATAAATCAATGTTGATGGTATAGGGGAGCCAGTATTAAACCCTTTAATATCGTTACCTAATGAAATAGATTGAGGCATATATTTATCCTATAATTTAATGTAAAAATTCATAAATGTTGTTGGCTGAATGATATTGAAAGGAGTGCTCGTGCCAGTAGTCGATGAAAATACAGTAGTTACTCCGGTTTCATAAAGACTAAGGTTACTTGATGCCGTGGCTGTTGTGGATATTCTGGTGCTAGGAATATTTGCGGTAGTATGATTGTGGGCAGCAAGCTCAGGAATAATCTGAGTATGCGTCTCTTGACCCGCAAAATCACCCAAATTCCGAACAATAGAATTCGCCAATGAAACAGTTAAAGTCCCCGTCCCGTTATCTGAAAATGTTTCAACCACATCGTTAAATGCATTCTCTTCAGTAGTGGCTAATTGAAATGAAGTATTACTCACGTAAATTACATAATACAAAGTGGGATAACCACTTAATCCAGTTGGCAATGCGCCTGTACTCGTGAGATAAACAGCATCTCCTTCCAAGAAAGAACCAGAGGTTGCAGAAACGCTAAATAAACTGGTTGTATGGTCGGCTGTCGCAGGCAGCGGTGAAATAGATGCACCAGTAGGATTAATTCCAGAAAATGCTCTTCCTAATGCTTTAGTCAAAGTAATCGGTTTATTGGCTACGAAATCGGTGTAAACATTCGTTCCCCGGCCCCCTACAACAGGCGCATTCGCATTCGTAACATTCTGGTATATGTAATAATAAAGAGGAAAAGTATCGATATTTGCGCGAGTAGTTGCGCCCGATGTTGCACTTCCAATAGTCCCATCATTCATGAGAAGCCATGTTGGGTCTGGAGGACGAACACTCATTCTTACATCGCCACTTCTTGGAACAGTAGTTTGACCCGCAATGACATCTGCTACTTCATAAATAAATGGAATCGCCTCAGTTCCATATGTCAATTGAACAACTGCCAAATCAATATTTACCAAGGTTCCAGGTTGAATAAGAAGTCGTATAGAATTGAAATCATTTCCACAAGTACCAATTGGATATGAAACGGTAGATGGCACAGTGAATGTTTGTGAAAATCTAGTCCAAACTCCAGGTAATAAATTAAAAGTATTAACATGAGTCAATATTGTAGTTACTGAACCCCCGTTATCTCCCATATATTGAACATATTGAGCCTCAAGAGTGTTATTGTTGGAACTTCTTGCTTGGAATGTTACAACTAAGTTTTGAGAGTCAAACATTCGCGCATTGTTAGAAATAACAAATTCAATATATTTTGGAGAGTCAGAAACGATAGTGGAGCAGTTATAAGTAAGATAATAACTTGGAGTGGGGTCCGGTTCTACTAACTGAGGACCGCCAGAAAATCTTGTAAATGTAATACTATCAGTTTGTCCCCCGACCGGCTTATAGAATTGAATGTCTGTGTTAATCAATCCATGAGAAGCGCCTGATGCAATGACAACACCCCGTGCCGGAACATTAATAATAGATCCAACATTTAATTCAAACTGACCATTAGGGATATAATTAACTGTGCCAGTGGCCGAAGCAATAGGAGCTGCTGCTATGCCAGATGGAACACCTTCTCTTGTGAATTGAGGAACACCAAGATAATTATCAACTGTTATATAATATAGCTGAGGGTTTCCATCAACATCATAGGGATAAAGATAAGGAATAATATCATTTCCACTCCCATCCAAGAATGTTCCGCCACTGCCTAAAATAAGGGGATTGGGTAATTGAGTAAAAGTATAATCCGGAGGACTTCCAGTAATGGTAAATACCGGCTTTAATATCGTTCGGTTCTCATCTTGATAGAACGTAACAATCCCAGCTGCTAAAGGTAGCCCACTATCTTTATCTACAAAGTAGTATTGAAGGATAGGCAATGGCACATATAATAGATTTGTTGGCATTATTTGCCCCCTAGCATTCTAGATAATTCAGCACTTAAAGAGCCCATAAATAAAGATTCTTTGTCTTCTGGCTTTAACATTTTATTCACAAGCTTTTCCCTAACTTTAGGTGAAGTTAATAGTTTCTGGGCAGTTCTTCCACCACCCACTGCTAAACCCGCTGCGGCTGCCGCACCTGGGAGATGCCCCATTGCAAATCCAGAGCCTAATATGCCTGATAATGCGCCCCATCCAACTAAGTCATTTACACGCTGACCGTTATGAGGGTTAAACATAGTATTAAAAGACTCAGTATTTAATCCCGCTAGTCTCGCAAAATTCTCAAATTCTTGACGCTGTTTTGGGTCTCTAAAAAGCGCTTCTTTTTGCTTAGTCCCCAATTGTTTAATCAAAGTCCTAAGTTTCAAAGGATTTAACCTACCATCTTCCTCATAGGCCTTAGATAGATGCCCATAAAGAGGAAGGCTCTTCTTGTCTTCAGGAAGCGCCTCCACCAATTTCTTGGCCAGGTTTCCTCTATCCTCTTTTCCGCCCTTGATGAAATGGGAGATTAATAAATCTGTATCTTTACCTTTGTTAACAAATTTTCTCAAATCTTCATTTTCAAATGGCGCAATATGTTCTTTGTAAAACTTTTGTGCTTCTCCAAATTGTCCTTTTACATCTTCATTTCCAGACTTATCGAGAGCCCCATTTATTTCTTCATCTAGTTTAGACACCAAATCTTTATATATGCCACTCTCATGTTTATCTCCATTCTCATAAGCCTTAGCGCTTTTTTCTCTTAATAAGCTTCGGGCAATATTGGCCTCTTTTAGTGATATTTCATCACGACCTTTGTTCTCTGTTATATGAGTCAAATCTGATTTCATTTTCGGGTCTGCTGCTACAAGTTCCTCTACTCCGGAACCTTCTAATGCTTCGCGAGCCTTCCCTTTAATTTTGGATAAAGGAATCTTAATTCCAGCTTCTTCGGCCGCCTTTTCAACTCCACGATAATTTGCATTTTTTTCTTTATGCAGATTACCAATCTTATCTTTCAAGGCGGTATTTATATGCTCCCCCACATCGGAAGGCTCATGCCCTTCAATTAAGGATTGCATCAAATCTTCACCATGTTTAGCAATTAACTGAGCATTTTGTTGAGCTTTCTGAGATGCCCCAGACAATGGAATCTGAGGTAATCTATTTTCAAGAGTCTTCTTAAGATAGGGACTTCCAACAATATCGCCCAATCCTGTATTTGTTCCTTGAGCTACTTCAAGATTCTTGGCAAGTTCTTCAGGAGGGAGAGTCCCTCTAAGCCATGAAGACGGTCGTGCCTTATTGACCACTTGCCCTGCACCGTGAAATAGAGCTCCTAAACCACCGCCTGTCTCAGCATTGCTTAATGCTGACTTTAATCGCTCTCCAATTCCGCCCTGATTAGATAAAAATCCAGATGCACCAGATTGAAGCCCGGCTTGAGTAATTGCTTTCATAAGGGGTCCAAACTCACCTATTCCTGGAATAGCAGCTAAGGGGCCTTGTCCTGCAATACCACCGCCAAGCTCTCCAGCGAAGGCAGAATCGGGATGTTGTTGTTGAGCTTGGGCTAAATTTTGTTCTTGTTCTTTTTGATATTTATTAAAAGCATCTTTATCGGATTGGGTTCCCCAATGTTTATATAGAGGAGCCAATACGCCTCGAGCAATGGAGCTGCCTCCAGCATTAAAAGCGTCAAGCGCAGCCATTCCGGCTCCAATTTTAGGGGATTCTTTTTGTTTTGAATTTATTTTTGGCAAAATATCTCTATCAATGGCATCTGCTATTTCAGCGTCTGACATTTCATCAGGAAAATTCATGGGGCCGAAGCCTGGAATATTCTTAATGGCCATTATTTAAATGTCCTGGTTTTTGGGTCATAGGTTGGATAATTATTGGGTGATGCTTCAGGCGCAGAAGCCCCCTTCCCTTGATAAACATCTGTACTTTTAAGTGCCTCTCGATAAGTTCCAGTTTCCATTTTCAAAATCTTTGTCATCTGATTAAACAATCTCACGGCCAATGCTGGATTGTTTTTCCAGGTAGCAGGATTTGATACCGCATCAATTCTTTCTAACATGGCAGGCTGAATTGAATCGCCGTAGAACTGTCTTGTTTGTCGGGATAAAAATTCTGCCGCAAGAACTGCATCTTGATATTTATCATATTCTTCTGATTCTTTACCCAATGGGGCCTTGGATTGTTCTTCTAATTTTTTAACACCTCCCACTCCCGCATATCTGGACAAATCAACTGGATTAATTTGGCTTAATGTTTTCTCAATATTAGTAGCGAATAAATTCCTTTTCCTTGTATCGGCATCAGTAGCTTCCTTTTGAAGTTTCAAACCATATTGGTCAGATAATTCTTTAGGGCTCGATGGAGAATATGGAGATTGGGCTGGAGCTTGGGGAGTCGCTTGTGCCGCACCTTGTGGTATGCCTTGTTGCTGAAGTCCCGAAGTTAAGTCTTTAACCTGATTAAGAGCGCCCTGTGAAATCGGAAGGGGAGGGGGTTGACCCACAAGTTGTTCAAATGTTCCGCCGCTTGGAGTAAGACCCGCAGCTGTTCTTGCTTGCTCTTCAATTGCTCTACCATGAGGAGTCTCATATCTCGGACCCAATGTATTTGTAAGGCCTTCTTGATATTTCATCAATGTTTGTGCTTTTTTTTGCTCCAAATCAAAAGCTTGAGCCGCTTGTTGATACTGAGGACTATCTTTACCAAACATCTTTCCAATGGCCTCGACTGCTAATAGTTGGCCCGCAGGTCCCGGCAAATCATGGCCCCCAAAAGGAAGATTGGCTAATGCTTCTTCTCGTTTCGTTTGAGCCTTTTTTAATCCTAAATCAGCTTCGGCTTCTTGTCCCGCATAGGGAACTTTTGCCTCAGATAGGGCATTAGCTAAATGCTGCTTTAATAATTCAGCCTGCATTGATTGTGGCTTATAAATTCCCGACAAAAAAGAATCGGCTGCATTTGAAGGCAATCCATTTATCTGTTCATTCGTTAATGAAGGAAAATTAATCATTTTATAATCCAATGTAACTTAATAAAGAAGGGAGAGCGCTTCCAATTCCGTTAATCAATTGATTAAAGCCGCCGCCTTGAGCCTGGTTCTGACTGGCCTGCCCTTGGTATGCCAATTGCGCTTGGTTATTTAAATTTGATTGAGCACTTTGAGCCATATTATTAGCCGTTTGAGCGCCAGTATTAAACATTCCTTGCTGGCCTGAAATACCTTGGCCATAGATTCCCATGATATGACTTAAGAACTGTTCGAAGTCTTGGCTCGACAATCCTTGGATTACTTTTGATAACTCTTGTTGTTCAGCAGGGCTACCTAACATTCCGCCCGCAGCGGCTGCTTGATTGGCGCCTTTCGTTGCTTGGTCAACGCTGAATTTATATCCGGGAGACTCTTCATAGCCTTGTGCGAACTTGTTGTACTGAGCGTTTGGATCGTTAATGTCCTTCCCATACTCACCCTGAAGGACGCCTGTGGCCTGCTTACCCGCATTCAAATAAGGATTAGTATATTGGCTTGTGGCACCAGGAACTTGATTGAGATAACCCATTCCCGCATCGGCAGGATTTTTGCCACCCGCACCGAATAAAGCGGCTAATCCACTAGCAATTCCAGTGACGCCAGTTGATAGTCCGTAGTTATTATTCCCGCCCATTCCTTGGCCCATGTCGCCACCAAAAGGAGCTGGGATATTTGCTTTTCCAAAATTAGGTGTAGGTAACATATTTTAATTCCTATGTGACTGTCAAAGTACCAACAAAACTCTCAACACTAAATCCCAAATTAGGATTGGTGCATATTAAAAATGCGCAGCTTCCAATAGCAGCTGCATTCAAACTTCCAGTTATCCCAACAGTAGTAAACAAAGTCCCATACTGGATTTGTTGTAATGCGCTCTGATGAAGAGACCATCCACCTGAAGGACCTCCAATAATTGCGAAGAAATCTCCGAACTGAGCAACGGTTGGCAATGTGAAAACTGTTGTTCCCAGAAAATTATCGTAATACTTAATACTTGGCGAAATAATTTGAGGAGAGGCAGTCACATTTATAAGCTGCGCATATCCTCTCAACGTCGCATACAACTGCTGTAAATTATTATTAACTCCAGGGGTTAAGTTTCCCTCTTTATCCGTATATTGAACTCGTTCAAACGCTGGTACTTGGTTCATTGATAGGCCTTCACTTCGCCATTACCAAAGACGAATCTGCCAAATCCGTAAAACCTAAACTGCATGGTCATTTCGTTTGCGTAGCCCAAATTCCAAAATCTGAGTAAATTCTTTCGTATGCCAGCTGGATTTAATTCCTGGCTCACATAATTTCCGAAAGTTGAGCCTCCATCAATTGAGATGGACAAATCCACTCTCATACTTAAAGCCTCAGGGTGAGCGACTAAATAAGACTGAGGCATAGAAACAGGCTCACCTTGTTCTATAACAAAATTCAAATTCTGCCAAATAGCGGGCGTACTATCTTGAAACCTAAGAGTCGGAACAATCCTTATTCTTGGAATTTGATAAATAAGAGGAATGCTATTCTCATCCAATCCGTAATCGTAATAAGTAAAGTCGCTGCTTAATTGATACAAATTACCATCAATGAAGCTAATGAAGTAATACTTGTTATTGTAGAATGTTACCCGCTTTGCAATATGCGCATTATAATTCTCGTCGCATAACGTATAAAACTTCTTGTTAGTAAAGTCGTAGGTGTAAGTCAGATTATCCGTTGGGTCTGGAAAGGTAATCTGATAAAACAAATGACCGTCTTGCTTAAACAAAAATCCATATGAAATTTCAGGATGGTTTAAGTTCGCAAATTTAAAATTAAGACCTTCTGTACTAATTGGAATGGCATCCCCGCCTGTGCTAACAAGGATAACGGGGCCTGATTTTTCATTAGCGCCTAGCCATACAACAAAAGTGTCTCCAGAAGCAATGGTCGCAGGATTTAAGCATCCATAGTCAATATTGTTTTGGCTACTTCTTTGGTATGGGAAGGGAAAGTTACCCACGTCAAACCAAGGTTCGGTTACCGTTGAGCCCATTACAAATAGAAGATTCCCTTTCGATGGAAATCTAATGCATGCTTGAGGTGTATCAGGTTTCGTCTGAAATCCACCAATATTATTGGGGGCTGCCGGCCACGTTAATCCATCATTAGGATTGGATAGTCTCCATTGAGAAAATCCAACGGGGGAGCCAATAGCTGGGGCTATTAAATATCCATCTTGGAACGCTACATATCCAGGCGTAAAGTCTAATGAAGAGCCTGGAGGTGTCGAAGCAATTCCAAAAGTACTTGCAACATAATCATATATATATATGTTTTGCTTGTCGCAAATAGCAATTTGATTATTATCATTTTCATCAATGAACACATCTCCAGTAAAGGAATCAATTGTTCCCACTAAAGTTGCAGTTAATGCTTGATTGATTCTATAGACTTCGTTGTCAACCACAACAATCATATTTCCAAGGCGAACACTTGTAAAAATTCCTCGTCCCACTCCTAAATCTGAAAGTATTAATTCTTGCTTGTAACCGGCGTAAGGGACAAGGAAGCCATCAGATTCGATCATATTCCAAGTCTGCTCCACCGATATCTTTGGATAGCGACCAAACACCGTTGACCCAACCATCTTAAGTGGGATAACCCCAACATTTTCAGGTTTCTGCTTGAGCATTACTGAGGTCTCCAGCCTTTGCCGATATTGATATCACCCCAATTCATAGGGTTTCCGCCTTGCAAGGAAGATAACTTTGAAAGTGTCACATCTGGCGGACTAATATAAGAAAACTTCGCCTCATAACTTCTGAGAGTTTCTAGCGCTTGGGGTGGTAGATTCATGGTGAAATCAACACATATTCTTTGGGCAAGAGCATACTTCAAATACCCGATATAATAATCATCAAAGGTTAATTCTAAGTCTTGGTCTAGAGAAGTAATTTTAGGGGGAGAAAATTTACCCCAAATTTCCATTGGAAAATCTTGAGAAGGAAGGAAATAGACAAATAGATTTGCTCCATTTAAACAGCGCTCTAAATGCCAATTGAAAGGGAGTGAATCAACATCATTAATTCGACCTGCGCCAAAATATGTTCTACGTGGAACAGAACTCATTTGATATCTGACCGGCCCAATATTAAAAGTAAATGTTTCAACTTCGATTAGGTTAGGAATGAAATACATTTCCTGGTTAATGACCGCAGTAAAACTATATTTTGTGTAATACGGAACAAGTTGGCTCACCACTGACTTCTCGGTCAATGTATCATTCAGAGATTCCAATCCATCATTGATTTGAGTTCCACTTACAGTCTGTAATTCACGCGCCACAACGCCAGACTTATAGTAAGCAGAAATAATTAGTTGTCGTGTTGTATATGGCATATAAACCTCACAGTGAATCTAACCAACCGCATATTCTGACTTGAGATTGAGTATTGCTTTTATAGTCAACAGAAGGAATTGTATCGCCCCCTGTAATTACATATGACTGTGCTTGAGTGGTTATATAAAAAGGAGGTGGTATGCCCCCTTGAGTTACATATGAATTTTGAACGAAATAAGCATTTTCCTGGGCTGCGCTTGTATCAACGAGGCCAGTAGTTCTTATTCCAACAATACTTACAGCCACGGGATAAGTATCATTTGAAATTACGATCGTAGAAATAATTGCATTTATTCCTGGAATTTGAGGCAATCCAACATTTAATGGCAGCGTGGTCCAATCGCCAGCTGGTTGTTGAGAATAAGTTACTACGGCATCTAAATTAATGGTTTTCTCAGCGTTATTTCCACACATCGTATAAGTATTAACAAGAGAATCGCCACGAGTCGTGAAATATCCAATACGACGATAGACTTCATATATTGTGGGTAAAGAAGGCAAAATATTAGTGCTTAAAGTAGCAATAGCGCTGGGAAGAATATTGTTTTCAATTCCCCCGATGGCATAAATGGAATAGCTTTGATTGGGTAGTAAAACTCCATTATCTAAACCGCCAATTCCCTTTTTATTTAAATCAACGCTAATTAATTCATTGAAAATCATATCAAATGAATTCGTTGAGTCTCTGCATATTCCAGGCATTACATTAAAACTAGAACGCGTGAGCCATTTGGTTATCAATCCATTTACATATAAAAATGGTGCATTAACAATTTGTGTGAATACATTCATATATCACCTTTAAATTATAGGGAATCAATCCAACCGCAAACTCTTATTTGCCCTGGTGAATTGACGCTGTAATCAACAGATGGAGCGGTCGTCCCTCCGGTAATTACCGCTGTAGGTGCTGTCTGATATTGGTTTTGAAGCAGACCATTATTGGAAGTATTAAGCGTTAAAAAGTTATTCGTATTTGCTCCTGTCGTATCTACAAGTCCCGTAGTTCTGATTCCGAAAACACCCGTGACGACAAGATTTCTGTCAAAGAGAATAAATCCAGAAATCAGTGCGCTTAATCCTGGAATTTGAGGCATTGCTAACTTTCCAGTGGCTTCAATAGTCAATGGCAAAGTGGTGTAACTAGGAGAATTTGCAGTAACAGTAAATGTGCCCACCACATCAAGATTGATGAGCTTTTCATTATTATTTCCATTCATCACATAGGTATTAACAAGGCTATCTGCGCGAGTAGTAAAGTAACCAACTCGGCGATATATCTGATAACTATTTGGCATCGCTGGCAATACATTAGTACTCAGCGTAGCAATGGCAGAAGGCTGGATAGAATTTTCAAATCCTCCTATTGCATATATTGAATAGCCTTCATTAGGCGCCAAGTCCCCAACATCTAATCCGCCAATTCCATTCTTAGTTAAATCTACAGTTACAGGTGATGAGAAATCCATGTCAAATGTATTGGTTGAATCTCTGCATTGACCGGGATTTAATGAAAAGCTAGATCTGGTAATCCATTGTGTTAATAATCCGCGAACATACAGGCCAGAATTGAAAACAATTTGCTTGAATGTTGAAGACATATTTCACCTTTTAATTAAAATTATAAAGAATCAATCCAGCCGGCAATTCTAAGTTGAGAAGCGTAATTGCCACTATAATCAATAGACGGAAATGTCGTTCCACCGGTAATAACTGGTGTAGGAGCAGTTTGATAACCAATACCATCGGATGAATTATTACTTGCATGCATCGTAAGATAACATGCGGTATTCGGCCCAGATAAAACAACTCCTGTTCCTCTAACTCCCACAACATAATTAGCTGGAGTGCTTCCATCAATAAATGGAGCAATGCTCAAATATGCAGTTAATCCAGGAACTTGAGGAAAATTCGTTGCCAAAGCAACAGTCGTATAACTCGGAGAATTTGCTGTCAATGAAATGCTGACTTCAACATCCAAGTTAATAACTTTATCGTTGTTCTGTCCGCTAGTTAAATATGTATTTACAACTGGAGTGGTGCTAGTTGTGAAATATCCAATACGACGGTATATCTGATAATTGTAAGGCATCAAAGGGAGAGGGTTTGAGGTCAAACTGGCAATTGCATAAGGTGGAATGGTGTTTTGCGGGTCTGAAACAATATAAATAGAATAACTATTGTTTGGCAGCAACGCTCCTACATCTAATCCGCCAATGCCATTATTTAGAACTCCTAGTGTCAATGGCTCATTGACATACATATCAAATAAATTATTGGCATCCCTGCATTGCCCAGGACTAATTGTTGCAACCACATTATTCAACCATGTAACATTTAGACCCATTACATAGCGATTTGGCGCAAAATTAATAGTTGTAGTTTGAGACATATATCACCTTTTAATTATAAGGAATCAATCCAACCTGCAATTCTAATTTGATATGCAGAATTACAACTATAGTCAATGGATGGAACATTAGTGCCGCCCGTTATTACAGGAGCCGGCGCAGTTTGATAAGCAACTCCATTGGGAGAACCAATATTATTATTAGAATAATTTGTAAGAAAACATGAAGTATTTGGACCAACTGTTAAAACCCCAGTAGCTCTTATTCCCATAACCATAGGCGTAGCAGGACTTCCCGTTGATATTCCCGCTATTGAAATAAGACCTACTAATCCGACAAATTGAGGAAAATTTGTATCTAGAGGAAGAGTTGTATAAGCAGATGAATTTGAAGCAACTGAAATAATAAATTGTTGGTCCAGGTTAATTATTTTGTCGTTACTATATCCGCTCATTAAATAAGTATTAACGAGCGCACTGCCATCAGTAGTGAAATATCCAATACGACGAAAAACTTGATAATCAACAGGCAAAAATGGTCCAATGCTTGAAGTTAATGAAGCAACAACAGAGGGCAATGAAAGATTTTCAATATTTGCAACCAAATAAATTGAATAGCTTTGATTTGCAACCAAAACGCCTTGGTCTAAACCGCCAAGACCTTCAGATGCCAGATTCAAAGTAATCCCAGAATAAGCATACATATCAAAGTTATTAGTGGAATCTCTGCATTGGCCCGGATTAACATAACCTTGTGTTCTAGAAGTCCATGTAAATGTTAATGAATTAACATAACGATAAGGATTATTAACAATACTAGTAAGTTGAGACATATTTCACCTTTTAATTATAATGAATCAATGTAGCCAACAACTCTTATGTTGCCACCGCCATTAGCGGAATATTCTACAGAAGGATTATTCGAGCCGTTTAATGCAGTAATAATTTGGAATTGACCTGGATACTGACCATTTGCAGAATTTACAGTTATGTAATTTGACGTGTTAACTCCATTAGGAGAGCCTAATGTTCTTATTCCAACTACGGTACTTCCTGCGTTCATATTTACATTTAGAATTGCTGTAATTTCTTCAGAAGAAGGCAGAGCAGGAGTAAGGTCGACAGTTGTATAACTTGGAGAGTTAGTAGTGAAACCAATAGTTACTGGATAATCTAAGTTATAAAATTTTTGTGACCCACTTCCATTTTGCCAAAAATTGTAGATATTGGTATTGGCTACAGTTGTAAAATATCCAATTCTTCGATATATCGCATAACCATATGGGATTTGAGGGAGTGAAATTAAATTATTATCTGAATCTTTAGACAATCCGCAAATAACAGATGGGGGCAATCTTAATGTTGGATCGAAAATCACATAAACATTATAAGATGAATTGATGGCCATAACGCCTTGGTCTAAACCGCCAGCCCCAAGAAGAGCGGTATTTAGAGTCAGTTCTACATTAACTGGAATGTCGATACTATTGGTTGAATCTCGACACATTCCAGGAGAAACCTGAAGAGTACTGGACGACAACCATTCCATTCCCAATCCATTTACATACATAAATCCCTGATTAACTACTTGCGTAAATTCAGTCATATTTCACCTTTAAAATTAATGAGGAAGCGCGGGAATTACCCCGCGCATTCTTATTAGAGAGGAATTGCGATTCGAAGACTATATTCAGGAACTAAAGTGCTTCCCCACACACAGTCATGAATCATCCCAGTTTGGTTTTGACCGAATAAGGAACCGTAAGTCATACGAAGCGATACGCCGGTATGCTCGTCATATTCAGCAGCAGTTGGGTATGGATATTGGTCAGGTAATCGTGGCATCCCTAAGAAAAGCGCATCGCCACCAACAACAAGGCCTGCTCTGTGGCTAGGTAAGAACTTAACTTGCATACCAGCGACAATGTTGGTTGTAATGTTTTGATTAGGACCAGCAGCCGCAACCAAAGGATTGGCCAAAGTTACTGTAACATGTCCTATTCCATTCGAGCCTGCGGAGCTAGTTACGCGATTTTGCACTGGCTGACCAGAAGCTACATGTCCAATGAAAGTTAAATAACGGAGGTTTGGAAACCCACTAACGTTATCTTGGAATTGGAACATATCGCCATATGCAATAGCGTTTGGATCGTTTGCAGTTGCGCCACTAAAAGTAATCGTATTAATGTATTGCCCAGTAGGATCGTTAGTTGCTACCACAGTCATAACAGATTGGTTGTTACCAACATTACCGGCAATTTGAGTAGCCAATAAGTTAGATTGGAAATATTCAACAGGAGGCGTACCAAATTCTCCTACTTCCCAACTCATGGAAATCTCATCATTACGACGAGGTGCGAATTGGTTTAATCCAGTACCTACGATATTTGGAATCATAAGGTCTGATAAATAAACTTTAATCCCTTCACGTACCGCACCAAAGTTCTTGAAATTAGCAATCATTTGGGCAAGCTGAGTGAATGAATTAATTGGAGTCAAGCCATCACCGAAGAATCGGAAAGGACCAGAAGTTGGGTCAGGCAAGAAAGTAGCTGGGTCTGTCACAGCACTAATTGCATTCAGTGCCAAGTTAGACTCGACCAAAGTTCCTAGTTCAGCAACAGCACTTCTTCCGTAAACAGCCATGTAAGGCTCAACATCTTTATCAACGTTAAAAATACGTTCTTGTGCAGAGAATGCATAAGAGGTATTAGCAGCTTGATTAACAGTAAGAGTTTGAACACGTTGGTTTGCAGCTTGGAAGGTGGCAACAAGAGAGCCAGTAGTCGTGAAACGAGGTGGCAAATCAAATGTTACAGATGAACCTAAGTTCGCAACAATCTTTTCGAAATCTTTAAATTTCGTATTAGCAGTTGCAACAAAAGGACTTTGGTTTTGAAGCAGAGCAAGGTTAGATCTCTGATAAGTTTGTACTTGCTGTAAAATATTAGTTGGGGTAGTCATTACAATCTCCAATGAAAATTAATTAGAGACAATGACAGCTGAGCTTTTCCTACCCTCTAAGCCAGGGCATCTTTCGTAAATCGCGGACACTCATCTTGCCATTGTCGACACCTACAGTGGAAGATTTAAGTTCGGACAAAGGCTCGTTAGCCTTAGGATAAGAAGCAGCCTGCTCATTAGTTTTAATCGATTCGGAAATCTTTCTTAATTCCCTCGCCGCAAGATGAGGATTTCGGACAGCCAAGTTAACTACCGCTGAGAACTTACTAGGGTTTACACCCATTTCGTAAAGAACATCAGATGTGTTATCTATCCCTTCCGTTAATGCCACAATATGCGGATTATTCGCTAAATCTAAATCGCCTATTACACTATCAAAATCAGAGTATTTAGCCCTACCAGGCTCAAGTTTTGATACAAAGTTAGTGGCGATTCGATGGGCCATATGTTCGTTGGAGCGCTTCTCAGCAGCTTCATCAATCATCCTTCTAATCTGGTCCTCATTCACGGACTGCATACCACCCATGCCCTGAGACTGATTAGATTGACTCATCTCCTCCCTCGCTTTGTTCGCAGCCGCAGCCATTCGAGACTTAACGATTTCATTTACCTGACTAACAGGTATCATCTTCTCGGCAGGTTGTTGCTGAACTTGCTCTGGAGCAACTTGCTCTTGATTCTGATTAACTTCTTCTTGACCCATGTCTTGCATTAAATATTCCTTCTCGACTATTTCCCCGTCACGGTAAGTGCCTCAATTAACGTTAGAGTCAACGACCATTTTTCCGCATGGCTGCGTAGATGCCTCATTTAACGGATGAGTTCCGATAATCACAAAATAACAGGTATTATCGGTCATTGCAATAGATGTGGACAGATTGTTAGAAAAGGAAAAGGAGTTAAGTCCGAGGTAGTTTGGTCCTTGTGATTTTCAGAAAGTCAACGGGAGATTTTCGGAAATTTTTGAAGGTTTATTTCCGTAAATAGTTTCACGTCTAGTTTCACGCTTTCACAATGTGAAACACCACGTGAAAGGACAACTCGATGAAAAAAATAAAGGTCGAGTTGTCCTTATATTATTTTTAGAAGTATGTCTGAGGGATAAGGGGGGGTATGTTGGGGGGTTTAACCCTACAAATTTTACAGATACGTAACCCCTCTCAATTTTACATAGATTACGCCACTGTGACACGGGAACGAAAATATGCGCTCAGGACAAAATTCCATTCCCAATATGAATAAAGATTAGAATTGATCAATATGTATATATTTATTGAGGGGGATATTGAAAGGGATATAGGGAGGTGAAAATACAATGTTATTTTGAGTGAAGCGAAGTGAAAATGAATGGTGCCCGAGGCGGGATTTTCACTCCGCATCCTCCCTCTTTGTGTAGGCGGGACTCTAAGTGTTGAGGTACTCGGGCGTAGAAATGGTAGAACTCATAAAATGCAAAAAGGACGCTTTTTTAAGGCGCCCTCTCGGCGATTCAGCCCCAATCCCTAATCAGCACTGAAGGTATAACGCTATTCCTATCTTTACTTTTCGTCAACTATAATTACCCAAAAATGCAAAAAGGGCGCTTTTTAGGGCGCCCTTCGTGCGGTGCATAACTATCCTCTAAGATATTTAATGCCCAGTTATATTACTAAATACTTTACTTAGAGTCAATTATTTCTTTTAATTCCTCATCAGTAAATTTTAAATTCGCAACAGCTCCATTCTCAAAACATTTAGATTCCTTAATTATTTCTAATGATTCTGAACAAAATTCATTCGTAAAAATACTTGGAATACAATATTCATCATTCTTCATTTCTTTTTAAATCCTTTGAGCGTTTCAGCCAGGGCAGCTCTCTTTCTCGTAGTTGGGTTATTACTATGCTCAGCCTTCTCTAATTTCTTTTGAGGAATCTTCTTGCCTTCAGGAACTCCTAGCTCTTTATGGAGCGCTCCCTTGTGTTTTACTGCGCCCTCAATCCAAAACTTTTTCTTTCCTGGCATTCTTCATCTCCTCTTTATGGCTTTCTACTTTGTGATGATGTTCCAATACGTTCATTGAGTGCTCATGATGCATCTTCTCTCTTTCAATATTCAGGTCGGCCGTGGCCCTAACCTCTTCGGCGTGAGCTTTAGCAACAGTGGCGCCCATTTGTACTCGTGAATCTTGAATGCCAGCAATAGCCTGAATATGTTTAATCTGGGCCTCCATTCTTTGAATCTCAATCTTCTGAGAATCAAGAACTGCATTAACCTTTTCCATTTGGACATCATGCTGAAGACGCGCAGCATCAGTCTTGGCTTTCATCATCTGAGGATTGTTCTGCATCATTTGTTGTTGCATCTGTTCGGCTTGTTGTTTTTGGGCGGCTCTCTTTTTCATCCATTCCATGGCACGCTCTTTCAATACGTCCGCCCCCCTTACATCAAAGTTATCAAGTGCGATATCTAGTCCATCATCATTAACAAACTCACCAAAGGCGGGGATTGCTTTTGAGAAACTTATCATTTGCTCAAGTGCCTGCCTCTTCTGAATTTGGAAATTAACGCCTGCTTCAACCTTAACCTGCATGGCATTAGAATCATAATTGAAGTCAATGCCCCCTGGCTGATTAATCTTTTGATAAGCACGCGTTCCATCCTTTCTTACAATAGGAATGGTTCGAGGAGTTGTATAATATTTAGGTATAATCTGAACCATTATGTTTGCAGCCCAAGACAACGATTGAAGATAGCTGACTACGTATGGCATTGCAGTTGCATTGGATTGGCTCGCGCTTTCTATGATTGCAACGCCGCTCAATTGATTATCATTCACCCCCAGCGCTGCATCATAAGAACCCAATACGCCTTGCACCGATTGTTCCATCATTTGAAAAGTATTAATCACTTCTGGAGGGGCGGGAACACGTGCAATCTCGCGTATTGGGTCTGGAATGGGCTGATTAGGATTGTCTTCCATGAACGCATTAACGATAACGGTTCCTGGTTGTTGAATGTTTGTAATGATATCAAGGTAGGCCTTCTCTTCAGGAAGAGCCTCGCGCTTCACAATAAACTTGTGCTGAACCATGTTCTCAAGTTCATTAGCCAGTGTTGAGCCTGCGAAGTTCTTTAAGCGTTGTAAGTCTCTGGCGTGATATACATAAGGACGCGTCATTTGACGGAATGAGTTATTGCTATTGTGTTGTAAAACTACAGAGTTTCCATCAAAGAAGACGATGGGTAGCGATTCAAAATCTGTCTCTGTATGACTTAAAACTTCAGTTTCCATGAGGATGTATCGACAGATAATATCTTGATTAGTCCATCTCTCATTCACAATGATTGGGGCTTGTTCTAATTTTCCACTAGCATTCCACTCTTCAATCATTGTTTTATAATCATCTTTGGTCATTACAGAGCCATCGGGTATTTCGACAATCTTAATTCTCTTTTTCTTCTTCTCGAAATAGTTGCAGACCATGATGTACTCTTCACGGTCGCTAACATATGACCAATTAATTCCCTCAAAGCTTCGAGAATAATTAACATTGTTAGTATTGGCTGAAGGGAACTGCTTCTCGAAATCATCCCGTTTCATGGGGTAGAGCTCATAACAGAAGTCAGCATCACCTTTATGAGGGGCAGTTGAGTAGGGGTCAAATCCACATAGAACAGGATTGAACACTTTCTTTAGCTTAATGACTTGCTTAAATGCATTATTTCCCATTTTTGATGCATATTCAGTGACAACTTTGAGCATGCTAAATCCACCACCCATGCTTTCGCGATAGGTATTGTATTGAACTCCATCCTTAGCACTTTCAAATATGATATGTCTTAAGTGGTCTTCAATAGCTTGGATAGTTTCAGGACTAACCGGCGTCCCATCGTCTGAGGTGACTGTGATGGAGGGTTCATGCTTTGAAAATTCACCGTATTGCCGTGAAAGGTAAGCCTCCAGGATATTAAATTCCAGGACAGGCTTTTGGAGGGAATTTCCAACTACTCGGTCGGCTTCGGTAATAGAGGTGTTGAAAACGAAATCCATAAAGTAGGCATATCGCTCGTAATTGGGTTTAAAGTAATCATTGGCTCGGACAACATTTTCTTTGATACGCTCAAGGTCTTCTTGATAAGTTTTTGCTACTGTCATGATAATTAGCCCGTGCCGCTTGTGCTTTCAGTTGATTACCCATTAAATAATTGGCAATTTCCTCCCGCTTTCCTTTGGATGGTACAGTCGTGAGTATTATTTTGTCAATGAGGGCAACTCTGATAGCATCATAGACAGTATCTGCAATATCATCATGTCGATGTGAATTATTTGCGGTAATTTTACGCATATGTTCGACAACCATGTGAGTATGTTTTCCATATCTTGGGAGCGAAACATGTTTAGCGGCGATGAAGGGTTGAATCATGAGGAAACGATTAGTTTTGTTATTCAGCATGCCTGCGGGCATTTCATCAGAATAAGCGGAGCGGTCTATGGCAAGAATGCGAAGTCCTTGGAGCTCACTCAAGACACTAACCAATGTTACCCCTGTCGATTTTCTTTCAATCGCAGCTACTTTTGGCTTGATAGAATGGCGCATGCAAGTAGTATAGAAATCCATGAAGGAGTTTCTCAAATCTTTCGGTTCTAATCTAAGTTCAGCGCAATCGAGTAAGTGCACTCCATATTCGTCAGTAACGATGTCGCCATTCCTAAGTTTGTATAGGCCCCAAAAGCTGAAGACTGTTGCGTCGTTATAGGACTTATCGGTCTCTGCTGTATCTGCTGTAATGAACGTTGCAATAATTTGCGGTTCGTCATCCAATAGCACAAACCACTCAGGTTTAAATATGCCTCCGCCTGCTGGAACTGGATCCTGTTGATATTGGCTTGCAAATTCATAAGGTGATTGCTCCTTCATTTGAAGTAATTGTTCTCGAGAATGCATCTCTTTATGCAACGGATTATTATGCATATCAAGCGCCGGGATAATCAATGTTTCCCACTGGCCAGTCTCTACAAGATTTGACGCCAAATCATCTTCGTGAAGACGCTGCCCTATGAAAATAATCGGAGTATGTGGACCATTAACCCGAGACTGAAGAGTATTATAAAACCATTCATTAATTCCCTGACGGATTGTGTCAGATGTGACCTCTGAAGGTTTATGAATGTCATCAATAATAATAGCTCCACCAAACCGCTGAGCTCCCTTAATACCCGCACCACGTCCGGTAATTGAGCCACCCGCTCCTGCAGCATAAACACTTCCTCCAAAGTTAGTTTCAAAGTTATCCTTAGCCGAGGTTTCAACAGATATTTTAATACCAAAGTAATAATGATACATCGGCATACTCATGATTTGCCTAATAGTCTGAGTTTGTTTCTTAGCTAAAGTATGGGAATAAGAGACGTAAATGAAATTTGAATCAGGGTAATGCGCCATGGCCCACGCAATGAAATGAATTACCATTTCAGTCTTACCATAACGTGGAGGCAGATTAATGATTAATCGCCATATCTCTTGAAGTTGGGCTTTGGTAAGAACGCGACTAATCGATATGTAGTGAGATTCCCGACCATCCGGGAAAGATAACTCAAACTCTCGGCCCGTTCTTAGCTTATAGAAGAAATGAGTAAACGCTAATAACGAGCCTAAAAGAGTGGATTTAGACTGTAGAAATTCGTGTTTTGATGCGCTTTCGCTTATCTTCGGGGGGATGCTTATCATCGTTTGGACTTGTTCCAGGCTCCCAATTACTTCTAGCAACACAGTTATCAGGTTGGCTCAAATATTCTTGGATAGCATTAGAGATTTGTTCCCGATAAACAATTGGGAGAAACCATGCCACCGAGTCATTCTTAGTCTTAATAAACACTCTATCCTTCATAACATCTGCCCAGTAAATCGTGATATCAGCAGGGTCTATGAATAGGTGCTCGTTTATTCTTATTAACATTATTAATCCTTATTATTATTTTTCAGTATATTTTTCTAGCGCTTGTTTGTCAGCATTATCTACCACATAAATGTGCTTAATGCTCTTAACATAAAGGGCAACATTATCGCAAATGCTAACTACTTGCTTCACTTGGGCGCAATATCCTTCTATTCTTTCTTTTAAAAGACTGTAATTGTGAATTATTTCATTAACTGTCTCAATGACGCCCCCGAGATGCTTATAATTGGCCATTTGTTGTTTTTGAATAAGCTCCATCTTTTCTGTTATTTTTAAATAACCCAAAGTTAAGCCCTCAACAGCTTTATTTAAATCGATAATCTTTTTATCTTGTTTTGATATTCTTTTAACTGGTTTTTTTAATGGCAAAACTTTAGATTTTTTCTTTATAACTTTCTTTATTGGCTTCTTTTTCATTTTATTTACCTTATTCTTTATTTATTAAGCTCAACATTTTATCACAATACTTTACAAGAATCTAGCTGCTAACACGCAAGAGACAATACATAAACCAACTATTATAATTCCTATCATTAAAATTCCTTTCTATTCTGTTGAACATAAGCATCAAGGATAGCTTTAGCCTTGCTAGCTTCTTCCTCACTAACTGATTCATTAGCGCCGTAATTCTGTTGCATCTTGTTAGTGATATCGATAGCTTTCAGTCCCACATTGGGCTCATAGCCATCAGGAACAATTACGCACATGTCATCAGGAATGGCACGCTCAATCACTAATCCAAGCTTTTTGATAATATATTCTCTATTTAATAACACGCGTCGCTTACTCCTACGTTGCATATGTTCAATAAATGATTTAACCAAGGGAGCGGCCATGATAGTGGCTGTTCTACTATTAGCTGTAGAGGCAGAATAGCCGGCTACTAATGCAGACTTCACTTTATCACCAGTAAGGATATAAGCCTTGCAGAACTTACGTTGCTTAGCCGTCATGAACGCTGGTGTGCATGATGACATTATTCGTCCTTAATCAATTCTGCTTTTAATCTTGCCACTAAATGCTGCAAGTTTAGATTGCCCTCTAGAGTAGACATGCGTTGATACAATTTATGAACTCCCATGGGACCATCTATTATATCCGTTCGAAATTCGGTTAATTGTTCATTAACATATTCTCTGGACTTTTTTGAGCTCTCTTCCATATAAAGAAATAGTTCTGACAATACGGTATTGACTCTCTCCAATCCCTGATTAAATTTTTCTAATGTTAACTTCTCCATTAAAACTTAACCTCCTTCTCCAAATATGCCAACAATACAGCTTTCACTTCGATACCATTCTCAGAATCAACCAAATACTTACCTACCTTCTCCACATAATACGCCAAAGCCCAAGGATGAGGTCCATGAAAGCTTCTAATCACTGCACATACTCCTCGATATGACATGCAATACTTATCGGCCAATTCATCCCGCTCCACTCCATTGAGGAAATCTAGAGTGAGAGTGGCATTCCTAATCTTGATTCTATTTGTTCTTTGCTCTGTTGTTTCTCTTTTCATTATTAGTGCTCGTGAATGGATATTATTGCATGTTTATAAAGTAAAACCGGAGTTGCCCCAGTATGATTTGATTTTACGATAATACAAATATCATCATAATTAAGTAGCTTTCCGACTATATGAGTACGTTCCATAAAATTAATTTGAAGTGTGGTTTCGCAATTTATCAAGTCATTAAAATAATCATTTTCCGTAGTCATATTCATTCGCACTTTACCGCCATATCATTTTTCATGGATAATTGGACGTCTTTAACTTCTCCATCAACAATATGGGAGACAGCTCCAGTTATATTCACTGCAGTTCCAGGAGTAAGGCATGCAACATATTCAGAAGCATTTTCAGGTTGAACACAGTCTCTTTCAGACTCAAATACCTTATTTATTTGAATAGGCTTATGGAAATCAGATGGCGATACATCCTCAGTCTTAATGACCTTATTTCTCTTCTTTCTCTTTTTTAACACCTCACCTAAATCTTTAATAGGGGGCGCTTCAGCCACTTGAATCTCTTCAGGCTTCTCAACCCAACCTATTCCACCACAGTGAGAGCAATCAGATGTCATCATCCCCATTCCCATCACTTTTTTAGCGCTTTTACATGCAGGACATACTACTAATTCTTTTTTTATCATTTTAAATCCTTATTAATTAAATACACTTAACACTTGAGCTACATTGGCAACTACGCCAAGCTCATCCAATGCTTTATGGCTGTGAATCATGTGAAGCACGAACGAAATGGAAACTAACATTAGCAACCAGAATATGGCTGCACATCTCATCCTTCTCATGGATAGCGCCAACTCTTATCATAATAAAATACTTTACGATTAGCACGCGGCCATTCATGTTTTTGAGCGTTTTCCCACTCTTTTTTAGCTGCAAACTGTGCTCTTATTCCTGATTCGTGCAGGTCGCCAGTAACCTTAATCAGATAATCTATCTTCTCATCTTCTGACATAAATGCCGTTCTTTGAGGGTCCAGCCCATCAGCATAATTAGTCTCACAAAATAAATCATTTAGTATGTCTAAACCTAGCATGTTCGTTCTCCTCTTTTTTTTCTTTTAATGTTAATAGCGAATGCTGAATATGAAGTAATTTGTCAAAACATTCGGCTATTCGTGCTGAGATTAAATAATAAAACACGCACATCCAAAATATAATCACTCCATCTAGAATCAATAACGATTTCATGTCCATTAAGGTGCACCCCCATATTTTCTAGCCAACTCTTCTTCTTGCGCTTTTACCCTAGCAATTCCTTCCAATATTCGAAGAGCATCTTGGTCAGATTGAGACAATCGTCTTGCAGGTAATGGCTCGCTAATCGATGATTTAATAGGTACGAAAGTTTCCGAGATTGGGTGATATACGAGCTCTTCATTCGGAACATTATTTCTCTCTCTAGCTGCTCTAAAGAAAGCTGGACTGCTATTCAATAAAGCGGAAGCAGAAGCTGCTTGACCGATAGTTTCATTTCGGGCATGACTCCTTCTATCTTGAGCATGAACTCGGGCAATAGCCGCTCCGAACTGTAAACCAATAGATGCATGGAAGTTTCTATCAGCCGCTTGAGCCTCTTTAATCTCTAAATTGTATTCACCATTGGGCAATCTTACGGGAGGCTGAATCAATGGGCTTGTAGCGCGCGGGCTGTCAGCAATACCCATAGCTGTAGAAGTCTCTTCAACCCATTCTTCATAGGTCCTAATCGGCGGTCTTGGATCCATTCTTGTTCTCCAACACATTATTACCCCATACCAAACAATCCAAACATTCGAAACACAAATCCACAATACCAAGTCAAAGCCGCAATAGTCACTATACCCAATGCAACAGCACCTACAAACATGAAATACATCTTAATTCCATTAAGTATGTTCATAACCCATAAGCCCTATCTTCCCATCCCTTAAGAAAACCCGCATCAGCCGGTCGTAACGCAGCCAATTCCCGATAGTAACCAACACGCGTAGCCCGAAGTGTGGGCATTATATATGCTCCAATGTTGTTAAGTAATGCTACAGTTTGAGGTCCCACTATACCATCAATGATTATAGTAGACCTTTTAGTAGGATAATGAGCACATAAAGCTAGTTGAGCCATTCGACCCGCCTCTTCTCTTCCTAAGTTCACAGTCATATCAAAAAGATAAGTAGCGGTATCAAGATTGTTAATAAAATCGAATTGCTTATTCCAAAACTGTTCATAGTAAATCTTAGTAGAAATGAAATCAGATAATGAAAGAAGAAGCGCACGGCGCGACTCATCATCGTTTGAGCAATACTGTCCAGGAATAGATTGAAGAAAGCGCAAACTTATTCCTTTGTTGGTTAGTCCACCAGGGTCTTTAGGATTATTCTCAAGACCTCCTTCCCATCCCATCACATATTTAACCGCAGTGTCGAATCTAAGCATCTTTAACCTCCGGCATTTCCATCCAATGAGTAATCCTAGATTTATCCCAACATCCAAATCGCTCTAAATTTGTAAACTGTTCTAGAAATCTAATCCCACTCTCAACACTATTATCATTAAAAAGTAATAGTAGCTTCTTATTGTTAGGAATCTCATCAAAAGTCCCGTCAAATTTAATCCATTCACTCATCAATATATCTCCAAGACCGAACGACTATCTTCTTATAATCTATCTCATCCTCAGGCCAGTAAGTAATTATATAACTCAAATCCCATCTAAACGGCGCATAGATGTCGTTATAATAAAAAGAGGGAAAATTAATGATATCTCCATCATATTCACATGAAATCACAATATGGGTTCCGTCAAAAGGCAAGCCCTCTTCTACTAATACCCACTCTCTACTCCATGAATTAATCATCGCTAATCTCACACCATTTACTTACGGCAATACATTGCCCACTAAAAGGATAAGGACAAGTAATAAAGTTCCAACCAAGTGACGACAACTGAGCCATGCAGTACACAATACTTTTCTTCGAGCGATAAGTAAGTTCCCCACATACAATCACTTCTTGCCCTAATTCAGGGATTCTGTCTTTTATAGAAATCCAATTCATCTCTTATTCTCCAGTTTTCTTTTTTTAATGTTTTATTATCTTCAATGAGTGATTCATTAATGAATCGAAGTATATCCACTTTGTCTTGAAGTTCGCGAGTATTGGCCACAGCCTTGAGAAAAAGTTCCCGCAAAGAAACCAAGTCAACTTTTTCACTGACGCCATCCCCAATCTTCATTAGCTAAAATGCCTGCTAAACTTTTCATACATTCTATCTAATTTCATTTGGAGTGAATCACTATCGCAAACCAAAACCTTAACTGCCAATTCAATTTGGCTGGCATCAGTAATAATTTCAGCCATCAACTTCTTTATCTCTTCCTTCTCTTCCTGATACATAGTTTTCTCCTTAAAATAGTCATCTATGTGAGTGATTCCAATATGAGTTAAAAGGGGTGGGCCAAATTCTTCTGTTCCCATATCTTTAAATTTCTTTGGGTATAGTTTCATTCTCCACTTCCAAATAAGGTTTAAGTAACACAAACATTCGTTCTGAAAACTTACCAATCAAATTAATATTCTGCCGGCATAAATCATTCATCATGTCGCAAAAGTCACCTTCAATTAATTGAAGCGCCTCAATTGGTAAATCATATTCCTTAATGAGCCACTTATTAAATCCATATTTAAATCTTTCAAATAAGTCTTCAACATGAGAATTAAGTTCAACCGTGAAGTCAGTTAAATTAACGGGCTTCATTAGGAATCTCAGGAATATACATCCAGCATTTGACGTCATAAGGGAAATAATCACCACATTTCGTCCAATGCCATTGGTTATGAAAATAATAAAGTTCCTGAAAGTCTCCATCTTCATCTTTTACAAGAATAACTTGGGTGTGATTATTATTAGGAAGCGTATGTTGGGTATGAAACCATACACCCGATTCTTGAGTCAGAATGTTGGGCACAACAATATCAAATGAATAAGTAGAATTAATCTTTTGAATCGTTTGAGCCGCTTTCTCTAATTCTTCCTTATCATCATCGAATTCTTCGATAGACTCATCCAAGAATTCCTCAAATGAATTTTCAAGGGCAACCATTCTTTGTTTTTGATCTAAACAATATTCAGCATTCTTACTAACAACTTCTTCCAACTTATCTATCTTATCCAAAAGTGTTTGAATCGAAATATTATTAGATGGAATTGATAATTGTCTAGATGTCTCCATCTTATCAATTGTTTTAGTAATCCTCAAAATATAGGTATCAACCAAATCCAATAGTTCAAAGCGCGCTTCTTTCGATATTCCGACCTCATTCCATCTCAAATGATTTTGGCTCTCAAGAATCTCCACCCTAGAATTAATGTCTCCTTCAAACTTAGCAGAATTATTTTGACTCTCAAGTCTACTCAATCCCTCATTAGTATCTAATTCAAACTTTTGGAAAACCCCAAACATCCATTGAACAAACTCAGCATTAGTAGAGACGGCTTTATTTAACGTTTCAAAATCACTCCTCAAAGCATCCACATATTCAGCATGATTGTGAATGCATCGATGATGTTCATGAATATCATATGCTGCTCTTTCTCTAAAATCAGCAACGTCTTTCACTAAATTCCTCAAAATATATTCATCTAAACTCGTTGTATTATCTTTTTCATTTGTCATTGTTTTTATCTCTATTTTTTTTTGAATTCTTGAACATCAACAATCTCTCTAAATTATATATTTTGCATTGCAAGTCTATAATCTGAAAAATACAATAAGTTGTTCCAACTCCGACTATCATTAATGAAATTTCCATCAAACTTAATCCATCAATTCCAGGCATCCTATTCCCCCTCATTTATTATTGTTTTAAAATCCTCAGGTAAATTAACCCACCCCATCTTTATCTCCATCGATAAAATCCTACACGCATGCAACCTTACTTTCTCTTGTAACTCATCCATCCTCTTACTAAGATAATCAAAATCAGTGCCTTCACCCTTAGTAAGGATTTGAACAGGGTCATACTTCATTTTCTAAATCCCTAATACTAAGAATCAATTCATCAATCTTTTTTTTATGACTCTCCACACACTGAAGGACATTCAATTGACATCTCATCAAAGAAACAATCCAATTCTTACAATCATCAAAACTTTCAACCTTAAGCCTTATCTCTCCATCCTCATCTCTATAAGGCGCCAAATCATTTACAATACTCATACTTAATTCCTATTTAGTTGATATCAGTTTATTTTCAACCCTATTCATCTTTTGTCTCCAGTAAATCAATTCTTTGAATAATATTAGTTATTGTCTTTCGAATCATACTTAAAATTCTCAAATTCATTCCTAATGCTTTTGCATTACTATCCAAAATTTTCTCAATCTCATCCAACCTAATCGCATGCTTTTCTAATTCAGTATTAGGTGTACCATCAACCATGTAAATATCAGGATGAAATTCTTTATCTTTTTCTAATGTCATTCTAAATTCTCACTTTAACTTTTTTATAATTTTTTTCCTGCTCGACCATTCTTTCTTGCAAATCTTTTATTTGACCCTCTAACTCATTCGTCTTATTATCAACAATGCGCTCACGACTCAAAAATTCCATAAAAAATCTTTTCGACATCTCATCCATCATTTCACAAACTTCTTCTTTTGTTATTCCCATTTCAAATAATCCTCCAATACTCGCTTCGCACTTTCCCATCCGTAACAAACTTCAGCCCTATAACCATTCACTCTCACTCGCTCAATAAAATAATTCTGAGATGCTGATGCTTTACCCTTCATACCTTTGAGTTCGACGTAAAGACCATGAAAATTAACAGTCCCCCAAGGTAAAAAGTAATCAGGCACCCCAGCCATAACTCCCATCTGCTTAAGTCGAGCACCCACAGAAACATGCCTGTAACCACCATTAGGAATATGATGGAACAACTCAAGAGCAGGAAATTTCTTAATCCCAACATAATTCACCCATTTCATTAGCGCGATAGACTCTTCATCTTCACTCGGAATCTTTATCCTCATACCTCACCCCAAAAATAATACTTTACTCTGCGTAAAGATGTCAACAGGTTATTAGAAATAAGCATGAGCTCCATATATCCTCGCCACGCTCTTTTCTCATTTACCCGCCACCTACGTAGTAGTCTACCCTAGTTTAGACCTTGTATGATTTTGTATGAATTATTAGAAGGGTATTTAGTCTCCATCTCTTCGATATCTTTGATTAGGAAGGTAGGGTGATTTATTTTTATACTTCTTTTTGAACTCCTCGTTTGGTTTCTCTTTGCTCTCTCCGCGCTCCTCTGCTTCGAGTTTGTCGGCATATTCTTTCTGCAAAGTATCTAATTCGCCGAGATACATCATGCGATCGTACAAATCTGCATGACTCAAACTCATGGAATCTTCGAAGTCTAGCGCTAACAGGTAGCGTTTCCTCGCAATATAATAATCTTTGTCGAACAAAAGATTTTCTTTTCCAGGAAAAAGCTTAATTGCTTCCCACGTCGGATGAACTGTCCCGCGTTCTTTCGCAACCGCCTTTCCGTTTGCAATCATCTCCTGGATTTTAATCCACGTTGGATTATTAAATAATCTGCTGAGTTCAATTTTGGTTGTCATGCATATCCTCGAAGTATTTAGGTAACAATTTTTCAATGTCTGAGCCATTTATCTCAAACATGTATTTTCTGTAAAATGCAGCACCTTCAGGGATTGAGCGTCTAGCAAATTCATCCAACACATACATGATATTCATCCATTTCTTTTTTTCGATATCCTTCTTCAAACTAAATTTCGGGTCATCAGGATAAAAATGCCTGATGCCTCTTAAAAATCCTTCAACGATTTCAAAATCACTTTTCTTCGAAACTTTTACGGGATTTAACACTCGCTCATTTTCTAGCCATTCACTCAATGACAAATCCCAATCAAGCTTCTGAACACCCTTGGCCATATAATGCTCAATGAACTTAGCTGTGCAGTTATTCACCATGGTTTTGTCCATGCCCTTTTTTCGGCCAAGTTCGTAATGTTCTGGCTTTGGAAAAAAAGAAAATGAAATGAGAGAGAGAGAAGCG